ATGAGCAAAATAACTAAAGCGCACATCATTGCAGCGCGGGGTCGCAAACAAATCCTGGAGGGGCAGAAGAAGCCCGTGCCAGCCAAGATTGAAAAGCTGGCCGCGCTGAGTTTGGCCAAGTTCCCGTCGACGCAAGACCGGCAATCGGCAATTAGCGCCGTACAGCAGCCAGCACCAGGCGTGGGTTCGACCGGCCGGACAAACGCTGCCTATCGTGGCCGAACGACTGTTCGCAATGCCAAGGCCGGAGAATTCATCAATAAGGCCTTGACGCGCAATTCTGGGAACCGAAAGTCTGTTGGAACCAGCATGAAGCCCAAGGGTTAAGTTCCCGGACCTACATCACCATCGAGGGACAACGGTAACGTGCGCTCGCGGGCGCCCCGGCTTGACGACGACGCGGTGAATGAGTCGTGACACCAGATCGCGCTTCGTGTCCATCGGCAGGATGGTCCAGTTTTCCAGCAGCTCTGGCACGAGCGAAGACGGCGGCCGGGTGGCGACAACTTGGGCGTCCCGCATGGAGGTTTCGATGTCGCCGCGTTGGGCTTCGATTTCGTCTCGCAGTCGGCGGTAGGTGTCATCGGGGATTGTCCCGTCGAGCATTTTGTTGGTGAGTTGGTCCAGTCGAGTTCCGAGCTTCACGAGCTGAGTTTTGAGGTGCGCGACTTTGTCGGTTGCTTTGGCGGCTTGCTGCTGGGCTTGGACTGCGTGCTCGGCTTCGGAGTCAATGTCGGCGGCCACGGATTCCAGCCAGGCAAGGAAGTCCTTCTCAACGGTGCTGGTCATGACGTAGCCGCCGTCGTGCTTGCGTTTGCTGCTGACGGCGGCGCATTTGTACTTGGGAGCACGGCCAGCTCCGAAGAGGCCAGCGTGCATTGCCGCACCGCATTCGCAGCGGATCATTCCGGAGAACAGGTAGGTGGACCGTTCGCTGCGCCTGTAAACCCTGCGGGCGCTTCTACGGGCTTGGTACTCGGTCCATTCGTCCTCCGTGATGATCGGCTCGTGGATGCCGGGAACCCGTTCTCCGTGGTGGGTGATGTACCCGGCCCCGAATCCTTGGTCGAGGATTCGTCGGACGGTCCGGTCTGACCAGAGCCCGTCTGAGGAGACGCCGTAGCCGGTGACTGGGCGGGTCGGGCCGTCGTTGAGCCACTTGACTAAGGCGTAGACCGACTGCCCGGCAATGTAGCGCCTGTAAAGTTCCGCGAGGACGGGGCCCGTTACTGGGTCGGGGGTGAATCCCGTTTCCTTGGTGTATTGATATCCGAAACGGGGCTTTCCATTCGCAGGGACACCGGTCTTCACCCGGCGGGCGTGCGCTTCCTTCCACTGCTCCCCCATCCGCTCCGACTCGAAGGCCGCCAGCTCAGCCAGCATGCCCCGGGCGAACCGTCCCGAGGACGTGGAGGTGTCCATAGGTTCCGTCGCTGACTCAAGGCGCCCCCCGATACCCTCAACACGGTCAACAGCGATAGCCCAGTCCAGACGGTTCCTGGACACACGACTGACCTTCCACACCACCAGGACGTCAGCGGTTCCGGCTTCGATAATGCCGATGGCTCGCTCGACCTGCCGGCGCTTCCAGAAGCGCCCGGTCATGTCCAGATCCGAGATGGTTTCCACGATCTCGTACCCGCTGCGCTCGCAGTGCTGTTCGATGGCTGCGAGTTGCAGTTCTGGGCTGATCATTCCGTCGCGTTCTTTGGACACGCGAATGTAGGCGACAGCCCGTTGGGGCGAGTCAGGTACTGCCTTGAGATTGGCCCTCGGCATGGCATTCTTCCTGTTCTTGGGTGTGCGTGCGTGGGGTGTTTAGAGCTGTTGTAGCTCAATGGCGAGGAGCGTTGCCCATTCCTTCGATGTCAGGTGGTCGAAACGGTCCTGCAGGACTTCCTCTGTGACCCAGAGTTCATCGGCAAGTTCCGGGAACGATCTAGCCCAACGTAGGCCCTTGACCAGCTGGTCGATGGTGACGAGCCTCCGGGCGGCTTCTGCCCGGACTTCAGCTTCTACCGCGACAGGCTGACACCCGGTGTGTTTCCGTTCGACATGGATGAGTTCATGTGTGAGCGCGCAGCGGCGCTCGACCTGATCCAGGCCTTTATTGAGCCAAATCCTATCTACGCCGTTGGTACGTCCAGGAGCGCCGTCGGGCATGACGACCCAGGACAGACGGACGTGGGTTAGGGCGCGAAGGATCCCCCATGGATGAAACACAATTCGCGACAGTACAGGCTGGCTATGACATCAAGCGGCCCAGACGTCCAGCCTCACTCTTTGGATCTTCAAGCGCTGCTCAGGTTGGGCCTCGATTCCCTTTACCAGGTACAGGTGAGGCTCGGGTCTCAACTCTTCAATAACGAACTGCAGGCCGGCGACGATCGTGGCGGATTCGAGCGCAAATCCCCTGATGCCGGCGTGCTTTCCCATCCTGTGGCAGATCCACTGAAGTCCGTTATCGAAGATCGCCCGACGCTCATCCTCAATTCGATGCTGATTGCGGTCCTTCGTAATAATCGCTTCATATCCACGACGCCGGATCTCAGTGAATAGCTCGACATCCTTAACCTTGGTCAGATCTTCGTCCTGGGCGGTACCGAATTCGTGGTTGAGGTAAACGGCGGCAAGAGGCTTGGCGACCAAAGGGCTGAGGTTCTCATCCAGAAAGAATTTCACGCGGCCAAGCCTCGCTTCATAGAGCGAACCTCAGCATCGAAAGACAAGGCGTCGGCTGCGCCGGCCACGGAAACGCTCGGGTAATACAGCGGAACTTCCTCAACAGTGATGGTGTCGTTATCGACCAGGGAGGCGATTGTGTCATAGGTGACGCGAGTACCGTCCACAGTGGGCCACCCGCCGACGCGGCCGGGTAGAACTTCCAGATGGGCACGGGGGCGCAAGAAATTCACGACCTCACGACCACTGCGATTCACGAACGAATCAAATACCTCTTCAAAGGTGAACAGGCTGATTTGCCCAGGAGCCTTGACCAGATCAACTACGCGTCCCTCCTCATCAGCTACGCCAATGCTCTTGCCGTCAGTGCCGAATCGATACTGCGAGGGATGCTCGGTGAAAGCGAGCGGATCAAGATTCGCATAAGCCTTTCGGATCTTCTGCAGAGATATCTGACTCCGAAGGAAAGCGACGGTGCGAATGGCAACAAGATCCCGAAACGAATAGACGGCAGGATTCGTGTCCTGAATTTCAGGTACAACAAGGCCCCGCTGACGCCAACGAGTCAACTGCGAGACAGACGTCCCTGTGAGAACCGCTGTCAAGTCAATGGGAAATGCCATAATCGTTCACCTCCTTCATGCAGGGCAACCTTGTTAGGCGCAATGATATGGCACGAGCTCCGGTCAGCCTCTGCGCAAAGCCCACTCATTCAGCATCGTCACGATCTTGCGACTCTTCCCCACGCTCAGACCATTCGCGCTCGCGATCCTCGTGACTGGTCGGGCCGGTATACGCTGCCAACTCTTGCCAGTTGTCTGGCAGCGGGATGTTGCCGTCCGAGGGATCGCCCGATACGTCCGGGATCATCTTCTGTCCAGCGCGAGCGTTACGGCGCTCGCTGGCTTTGCTGAAGTCGATGGGTCCGTTGCGTCCGTGAAGCAGTTCATTCCTTACCGCCCTTTCATTGGGCTCAGGGGACTCCCGAAGGCCACCTAAAACAACGAGGAGCATTTGCTTTTCGCGTTCACCCAGGGTCGGGTCACGGCGTATTGCTTCCTCCGTTGTCAGGTCTGCGCTGTTGTAGGTGACAATGCCCATGCTGGCTAGCGCCGCTTGGGCCACCATTGCCTTGCTAACACCCAACCCATCCGCGAGAGCGGAGACGGTTTCGATGTTGAGCGTTACAACCGGGTTGTTCCTGATCCTTGAGATGTTCGATTTGCTCAGCTTGTGCCCCTTGCTGGCTGCACGGGCGACTACGTCAGGATCTGACCAGCCATTGGCGGACCGGACGTCATCGATGAGTGCTGCTAGTGCGTGGCGTTGCTTCACAACATTGAATCTTTCTGCGAACGGATAGGAATGTCGAACGAGTGGACACTAGGGATGGATGCCCTGTGGACACTAGAAATTTCCGAACTTTCCCCAACTCTGCCATAGGAACAGGGCTTTTTGGGCTTGCGGAGTGGACACTGCAATGTTTACGATGGACACACAGACTGGACACAAGGACAGGAAGGCAGTACAGTGACTATCACGTCGATCGCCCGACCGGCGACAAAACTAGGAGATATCTGGATGATCCTCAAAGATCCCAAGAAGCTTGCGAAGCTCATGGTGATCCAGGAAGTCGGCCAGAGGGAGCTGGCGCGAGCCGCCGGATGGAAGGCTCACTCTTATTTAGGGCGCCTGCTCGCGGGGACGGCATCCCATGTCGATCCCGAACCAGCGGCCCGAATCGCGTCATATCTGGGCGTAGGCGTGGACGATCTTTTCTTGGTCAGGGTGGACAGTTCAAGTGTCCAAAGTGGACAGACGGAAAAGATTCACAGTCGAAGTCACAGTGTTCGCAACCAAAGGAGGATGCACGCATGAGCGGTTACCGCACCGTCCATCGTGTTCAGTCCGTGGTCGAGCACCCCACGGATCTCTACCCGAGCGGCGTCTCTGTTCAGCAGCATCGGGTCGAGGTGATCGCTTGGAATGCGGAGGCGCCGTCCTTGGTGTCGATCAGCTCGGGCTACGACAAAGAGGTCACTATGTTCCAGGTCGAGGATCTGGACTTGTTCATCGAGTTGCTGCAGCAGACGAAGGCGCTGCTTGAAGCAGCACCCAAAGGCCCCGGTGCGGCAGCATCTTCCCCCGCTGCTGTCGCGCCGGTCACCAAGGAAAGAGAGGAAGCATCATGAAGTGGTTCCTCGCCGGAGCCGCTCTGCTCGCGGGCGTTGGCATCTGGCGACTTGGCCTTTGGGTGAGTGACGCGGCAACTACCGATTTTGTAGGGCCTTGGTCTCTGACTGTCGGGATTGCTGCGGGAACAGCCGCCGTAACCGTCTGGCTAATTTCTGATGAGGCCGGTTTGTGATGCGGAACCGGCCATGCCTCACCCAGTCACCGAGGGCGAGAGCAAGCTCCTCACTGATTGGCTCCCTACCAGCAAAACGGGTCTTTTCACGGAGCATCTCTGCGCCTGACGTTCGGCCTTTTTTGGTGAGCATCAGTATGCGAGCTACGCCGCTGGAGAGCCCGGTCATGTGGAAGGTGTACGAACCAGGAGGGCGTTCCTTTGAAACCTCCTCTAGGAAGCTTCCAGCTTCCCTGATGAGTTCGAGGCTCGCTTCCATCCGCTCGGCCCTCTCGGCCGAAAGGCGTTCGATCCGCTTGGTTATAAGGACCGTGAGCCAAGGAATAACGATTGCGACCACCACCCCGAAGGCAAAAGTGATTGTGCCCGAGGAAAGTGCGTCACCGAGATTGAACGGCGCGGTTTCCGCGTATACGAGCAAAGGCGCTACCAGAGGATTCCCCATTTTTCCCTATCCCTCAGTTTCCCCCGCGACACCCGCAGGGGGCAGTAAAAAGGCGGTCCAGTTTCATTCCGCCAAGAACCAACTGGACCGCCCGTAAGTAACCCAAGAGCCAGGCACCTGATCTGAACAAGGCCTGGCTCTCGAATCAGAAATGAGTCTACCAATGATGATCAGAAGACTTCGGCAGCTCCCACCGGAAGCCCGCCCCCATATTGCCGCCGCTGGCAGGGTCCTCGCGCAGGCCACGGCAAGGATGAACACCATGAGCCCTCGGGAGATAGCCGAGGCTGCCTACACGCCCGGGGGCCCGTCGAGGGAGCAGCTGGAGAAGCTCGCAGAGGCCCGACTTATGGGTCAGTCCATCCGGCACACTCCACCTGCAGAGGTGGCTTGATGATGGACCGCAATGAAGCAACGGACCTATTGCCTCGCCATGCGTATTTCCACGCCGTGGACAGGCAAGGTGAGACCGACGCCATTGTGGAGAAAATGATCCCGTTCGAGCAGAGCCGCCGGCACAAGCTGCTGCTCTCCGCCGTCCAGGACGCGGAGAACCTGATCACCGCTCTCAAGACCACACGCCAGTTCGACCGCCACGGCAACATTGAACTGGTGCTTCCCCAGATATCGGATGCCCTCGCGGACGCGGTGATGAAGACGAGGAACTTCATCGCGGACGTTGAAACCTGCGCTGACCGCTATCGCAAGACCGTGACTGACTCTTCCGAGGCTGCCGGGGGGCAGCCCGTTGAACCGGCGGCTGCCGTCGAATCCCCCGACGTGCCGGCGGCAGCTGCCCCATCCCCGATGACCGTTCGTGTGCTGCTGGATCCGCGCGTCGCGAAGGGGCTGGATGAGTCGGCGGAGTCCATTCCGAAGCCCGGCCCGCATCTGTCATCGGGGACGGTCTTTGATCCGGCTCGTCCATGGCGGAACCAGCTGGCGAGCCTTGATCGTGCTGCCGCCGGCAGGGCCCAGCAGCTGAGGGGTGGCGGAAGATGACGAAGACGAGGAAGAAGTCGTTCGCGGTGGTGCATCCCATCGGTCATCGCCCGTTCCAGGACACGTGCGAGTTGTACTACCGCAGCAGTGCGGAGTTCAAGCAGCAGATGACTGCTTACGCACGTCGTAAGTGGCCTTTGCCGCAGGTCATTGAGATCGATATGTCCACGAACACGATTGTCGTGAACGGAGTCGATCGGGGGAAGTTCTCGGAGCATGAGTACCGGGAGTCCGCACAGCGGGCCATTCAGACAGGGATTGACCTGTGATGCGCCCGTCGGCGCGGGTCGGCCAGAATCGCCGCCGCGCTTTCTTGTACGGGCCTCTGGTCATCCTCGGTGCCACCTTGGTCTTGATGATGACGGGCACCGCGAACGGCGTTTACCTCGCTGGTCTGTTGATTCTCTTGGCGGGCGCGGGTGGCTTCGTTCTTGAGTCAGGGCCGCAGCCCAGGCGCAGAAGATGATGACCGGCGATTGGGGGCGCCGATGACAGATAGACCACCCGGCGCCCGCCCCGGCGCCGGCCCTTTACCCCAGACAGCGGACGCTGTCCCGGTCCTTGCTCAGAAGGACCAGGAGAACGTCCACCGCCAGAGGCAGGTACCAGCCACAGAACAAGAGTGGCTTGGCAACCCAGTAGTCCGTGATGACGCTGCGTTGCGCCTTCTCCGCATCGAACGAACCACCACCCGCGCCCTTTCTGCGCTGCAGGATGGCGAACTCGATGCTGCCATCAGCCGGCTGCAGGCCGCGCTGACCCTTGCCCTGGCGGAGCAAGCAATTACGACACCTTGCGAAGGACAATCATGACCACCATCGAACACAGAAGAATCGCCGTCGAGGATCTGATCGACAACCCAGACAATCCCCGTTCTGATCTTGGACCGGATCAGGATCTCGTGGAGCTGGCCAACAGCTTGGCCAAGGACGGCAATACGGACGACTGCCACGTCGTGCCCGTCACTGACGGCGAGGACGCCGGCAAGTGGATGCTGTTGGAGGGCCACCGACGGAAGGCTGCAGCACTCCTTGGCAACGTCACAGAGCTGGATTGCAAGATTCGGCATGACCTGGACACGAAGGCGAAGCAGATCGCTTTCATGATCACGGCGAACACGCATCGTGAGAACTTCACGGAGATGGACACGGCCCGTGGAGTGCAGTCCCTGCTGGACTGCGAGGGCATGAACGTCAAGGCTGTCGCTAAGTCGCTGAGTCGGGGTGAGAAGTACGTCCGGTCCCGGTCGAAGATGACGAAGCTATCGACGGCCGCCCAGGGCAAGATCGAGGACTCGACTCTGAACATCGAGCAGGCGATGGAGCTGCTCACTTTCGCCGATGACAAGGAAGCCGAAGAGCGGCTGTTGAAGGTAGCGGACAAACCCAATGACTGGGAGGTTCGTCTTGCCGCGGAGAAGGAACTGCGTGCATGGCGGGAAAACCTGCCGCGGCTGACGGCCGAATTGCAGGGCGCCGGTGTTGAAGTCGCTGACCGCCCGGAAGGGCCGCAGTGGGAATGGAAGGACTTTTCCCCCACATATGCCGACCATGAGATCACTGAGGCCGTGGAGCGCGATCTCGTTGCAATCGTCCACCCCGACTTCCCGAAGATCACTTGGGCCCGCAAACGTGAAGCCCAGAAGCCGTGGACCCCTCCTGAGAAAACTCCTGAGGAAATCGCGGCCGCGGTTCGCCGCGGCGAGATTATCCGCGGCTTGGAGCTGGCGGCGCCGGTTCGTGAGGCGTTCCTTAGGGGCGCCCTGAAGAAACCGGAGGCCAGTGTCGTGCATCAGCTGGCGCTGGACATGGCCGAACAGCTTCCTCTCGCCGCCGTGGGGTTTTGGCTTGGCATCGAAGAGCACGAGGAGATTGATGACCAGGAAATCGTTGACGGGATCGCCAAGCTTTCCACCGACCAGTTGATCGTCCTGAACCACCTGGTACGTCACGGCGGGAACAAAGAGGAACTGCTCGCAGACCTAGCTGCTTGGGGACGCGACACAGGCTACATGTCCACAGGACCCTGGCGTGAATCGCTGGAGCACTCCTACAGCTACAAGTGGACAGAAGCCGAGCTGGACGCCATCCAGTACTTCGCCGCCCAGAAGGCCGCCACTGCAGAAGGTGACGACGATGACGAAGCCTAGCCACTTCCTCAAGCGCAATGCCGACAACGAGCCCGTCTGCGGCTGCGGCTTCCGCCCCGCCATCCTGGACGATGCCGCACCTGTCGGAATCCAGTGGAAGGCAAAGCGTGACGTCCTGGACCACGTGGACGCGCTATCCGGCTTCCGTCCATCTGCGCCGTTTGACGGGAGCCAGGACCGGAAATTCCCCCGGGCTGGCGTCCGCCCAGGCGCCAGCGGCCGCTGGAAGCTCACGCTCTGGGACGAGGAAGGTGTGATGCACCCTCTTCCACTGAAGAGCCAATGGCACGACACGGCGCGGGAAGCGTTCGAGTTCGGCCAGCTCATTATCGGGGCGCATTGGCGGTCCGGCACACGCCTCAACGGAACGGGCCGCTGATGCCCTGGACGCGACTGGAAAAGCACTGGCAACAGCAGAAGTTCCGGGTCTACCGGAACCGCCACGACGAAGCCCTACGGATCAGCGCGGCGCTCACCATCCGCCGTCAGAACCTCCTCGCAGAGATCCTCGCCGACGACCTTGACGGACTCGACACCATCCATAAGTCCCGCCGCCTCCGCCAAACCGAAGACGAACTGGACCGCGCCCGCATCGACCTCATATCAGCCAGGGCAGCCCTCGAAGCCGAAGAAGCCCAGCACTATACCCACGAACCACGAGAGGCCAGAAGATGACAGCCACGATCACCGACCCCACCACAACCACAGAACCGGCGCTCGCAGATCTGGCGATTACTGCCACCGGCGCCGAATGGCTGAGGAAGCTCGCAGCGGTGGGTGCTGCAGTATCTTCCCGGCCTGCCGTGCCGATCCTCAGTTTCGTCGTGTTGGAGTGCAATCGCGGAAAGGCCACGCTTACCGGTTATGACTACTCGACCTCAGCCGTCGTCAAACTGAACAATGAAGCCGTTGGGGCATTGCGTAACGGCAAGGCCCTGGCCCCGCATTCCTGGCTGGTCCGAACGATCCGCGTGCTGACGGCCCGGAAGAGGGACATTCCCGTGACTGTGGCCGCGAAGACGCTTCTCGGCCGGCCGATGATCACCGTCACTGCCGCTGGTTTCACCATTCCCCGGCTTCATGATGCCCCGCTTTCGGAGTATCCGGACCTCCCCGCCTATGGCGAGCTGGACACGTTTGAACTGGACCGGGATGCGCTGGCGTCCGCCATGGACCGGGCTTCTATCGCTGCCAGCTTCGACGAGACGCTTCCTATCCTGACCGCTATCGAGATGCAGAGCAATGGTAGGTCGCTGACGCTCCAGTCAACGGACCGCTACCGTTTGTCCTCGGAAACGCTCAAGTTGACGAAGGAAGTCCAAGACTTCAGGTTCCTTCTCCCGGCCAAGACGTGGAAGGCCATCGCCAGGCACCTCAATGGCGAGAAGGTCACCCTCGGTGTTCTGGTCTCCGGGGATGTTCACGGAAAGGACGGCGGCCGGGCGAGCATACACCTGGCGTCAGGTGACTCCGCATTCACGCTGACGGGCGTCCTAGGTGACTACCCCAAGATCAAATCCCTGTTCGATCTGGACTTCGGCATGACCTTGGAAGTCAATCGCAGAGATCTGATCGACCAGGTCATCGTTGCCCGGGAACTGAATGACTACAACGAGCCCGGCTTGCTGAAAATCGGGCCTAGCGCCGTGACCCTCGCGCCGAGCTTTGCCGAGGGAGGAAGCGAAGTCGCTACCCCTATCCTCCTGGCGGATACCACCAACATCGACGCCCCTGACATAGCCGCCTACAACCCACAGTTCCTCCTGGATGCGCTGAAGGCGATCAACACCGACGTAGTGCGTTTCTCCTTCTACAACATGGTCAAACCGACATGCATCTCGCCTGTCACGGCCAAAGGCGAAAAGCCCAGCACGTACAGACACCTGCTCATGCCGGTACGCCTGCCTCACCGTGTTGGAGGCGAGTGAACCGTGACCGAGGCAGAAGAAGACGCGATGCTGGCTCAGCTGCTCAGTCGCCCGGCGAAGATCGCCACGTGCAGCGCGTGCAGGAAAGCCCTCAACGGCCAGGACGAGTGTGATTGCTCATGACCGTCGGTATCGAAGCACCACGGCTGAAGGCCCTCACGGTCAAGAACCCTTGGGCATGGGCGATCATCAACGCAGGGAAGAACGTCGAGAACCGCTCACAACCAACCTCGCACCGGGGAACGCTCTACATCCACATCGCCAAGCGCGATGACGAAGCAGGCCACGAGAACGAAGCAATCAGGCAGGCCCGGGCTGAAGCTTCCCAAGCTGTCAGGAACCACCTTCAGCTGCAGGGCTACGTCCTCGGCACCGTGGAAGTCGTGGGCTGCCACCACTCCTCCGACTGCAAGACCAAGGACGGCTACTGCTCCGAATGGGCCCGGCCCGGTTTCTACCACTGGGAGCTATCCCAGCCCCGCCCGCTCGCATGCCCGTTCCCGGAAGTAGGCAAGCTCAACATCTGGAACCTGGAGGCGACATCATGACCAAGAAACCACTGGAGCTAACCATCTTCGCCCCTGTGCCGGAACAACCCACGGCGGCCCGGGCCGCCCTCACCGAGAAGATCCTGGCCTTCGGGGCACACATGGCGTGGCACGCGGATCGCACGCGAGAGCACATCCTTTCCCGTAAGAAACGACTTGCGGACACCGAACTGGCAGCAGAGTTCTGGCACGCATCGCAGGTCGCGACCTACGCCCGCGCTCGCATCGACTGGGGTATGGACAGCTGGTTCGGGACATCGGCTGACAGGGCCGAGGACATCGAGCATGTGCTCCAGCGGTTCGCCGAGCTGCCCCACTTCGACGAGGAGGAATCGTGACCGTCGAAGACGAGCGACCAAGAGATAAGACACCCATCCTGACAGCGAAGCTCGACCAGCTGCTCCACGAACATCCTGACTTTTACGCCCAAATCTTCCCGGCCAAGGAGGGACCAGCAATGGGATCAATCGGCCAGACGGCGAGCTCTGCCGAAAGTCGAAGATCGGCGGCTGATGAGCCACGCATGGTGTAACAACTGCGGCCACTACCACGGAGCCCCAGGCAACAGCTGGCCGTCTTGCAACGGCTTCATCTACCCCGAAGAAAAACAAGGAATCCGCCGATGCGCATGCACCGGCCCAACCACTGAACGAGAGGATGCATAGTGACCAGCAAGTACGACGCCGCCTACATGAAGCGCTGGAAGATCGACCACGACCACGGCCTCACCCGAACCACCACACCCGCCCGCGCCAGCGAACACATTCGCCAGCTCGTCAGCCAACACGGCGTCAGAATCCGGTCAATTGCAGACGCCGCCGGCATATCAGCAGGCACCATCAGCCTGCTGAATCGCGGCAAACAAACCAGCATCAAACGCACCTACGAAGCCAAGATCCTCGCAGTCACCGCCGAAAAGATCTTCAATCGCAGCCTGAGCACCGGCTTCGTCCCAAACATCGGCGCCCGCCGACGTTTGCAGGCTCTCATGGCAATCGGCTGGCGACACCAGGACCTGACAAAGCGGGTCGGATTCAGCACAGGCACAATGATGCACCAACGCGGAAACTACATCAGCCAGTTCAAGCACGAGGCAGTGCTGAAGGTCTATGACCAGCTATGGAACGTACCTGGCCCAGCCGATGGCCGCACCATGACCCGCGTGGCCAAAGCAGGATACGCGCCACCCTTGGCCTGGGACGACGAAACCATAGACGACCCCGCAGCCGCGCCGGACCTCGGAACCCCTCTAAACAGCCGAGGCCGGCCAGCACTAGGCGAAGCCAGGATCAAGAAGATAGACGCGCTCGCCGAAGATGTCGATTATCTGCGCCGCACCGGAGCCGGCATCGAAGAGATCGAGCAGCGAACGGGAAAACGCTGGGCCGACATCCGTTCAGAGCTCCACCGTGCCGGACATCAGGAAGTCTGCGACAAGCTACTGATCCAGCTGGACAACCCAAAGCGAGCCCCGCGGAAGGCCGCGGCGTGAGAACTACAAGAATCAACACCCAGGTCCCGAAGAAAGAAGGTCCACCCAGTGCCATGGCTGAAGCAGGGCGACGCGGCGGCGAATCACCCCATCGTCCTCGCAGCTGTGGAAATGGAAGACGCGGATGACCGAATCCTCAACGAATGCTTCGGCTTCGTGGCCCGCTGCGCCACCCAGGCTGCAGCGTATGAGCAGGACTACATCATCAGCGTCGGCACCGCCCGGCAGATGGCCGGATCACTGGGCCGCTACAACGAACTTATAAAAGCTGCGAAGTACTGCGGCTACCTCACCGAAACCAAGATCACCGTGGAAGGCGAAGAACGCAAAGCCTTCAAACTGGTTGAAGACAATGACCTCTTCCACATGATCCTCAAGGCAGAAAGAGAGTGGAACAACCAGAGGAAGAGAGACACCCGCAACCCCGAGCTCACGTGGAGAGTTAGAGCCCGCGACGGCGACGCCTGCCGCTACTGCGGCAAATCCGTGGCTTGGGGAGACACCAAGTCAGGGCGCGGCGCAACCTACGACCACACCAACCCCGGCCAGGCCGGCACCGTAGACACCCTCGTTGTCTGCTGCCGGGAGTGCAACGGACGCAGACAAGATGACCCCGAAAGCAACTGGAAGACCCTCCCAGTCCCGGCAGAGCCCCTCATCGGCGAAGCAACGGCCGCTTTCATCGCCAAACACGGCACCCCGATAGAACCCACCTACACCCGACCAGGCACACCGGCCGCCACCAAAGCGGCAACGGACGAGACGCAAGCCGTAGAGCAGCCCACGCAGGCAGCTCCGGCACACAAAGAGGCAACGGCACACTCCGGCCCCGAAAGCGACTCCGCAGCACACAAAGCCACGGTCAGGCACTCCCCGGCAGCAACGGCACACCCTGCTGTAACGGCACACCCGGCTGTAACGGCACGAAGGACCAACACCAGACCAAATCCGGACCCAGGACACAGGTATCCCGGATCTGGATTTGTCGGGACGGGTAGGGACGGGACGGGTCAGGCAGGTAAGGGAAGTGCAGGGCAGGAAGCCCCGCTCACCTCCCAGGGCAAACCCAAGAACCAAACCAGAAGAAGACGCCCCCGCAACCGAGGACGAAACTGAACATGCGTACCAAACGACTTTCATCACACAACTCACCATCAGAAGACCAACTGCAGGGGTCTGTCCTGGAACTGGCCCAATACTTCGGATACGAACTGCGCTACCACAACCCAGATAGCCGGCGCTCGCAGGCAGGCTTTCCGGATCTCGTTCTCGGCAGCTTGTCCAGGAGGCGAGTCCTGTTCCGTGAACTGAAGACTTCAACGGGTCGGGTGCGCCCTGCCCAGGTCCTTTGCTTGAAGATCCTCGAATTGGCCGGCCTCGATGTTGGTGTGTGGCGTCCCGAGGATCTGCACAGCGGACGAATCCAGCGAGAACTGAGAGGGGACAAATGACCACCTGCACGACGGAGGATTGCAACCGGCAGACTTCGCTCTACCTGTGCACTGACTGCATCGTGGAGTTGGATTCACTGCTTGCTGATGTCGGCCCACTGCTGCAGTTTATCGGTGGAGCCATCGATCAGACGGCTGTGACCAGGAGCCCGGGCGCAAGCGGTGGCGGTGGCGGTGTAGCGAAGTCCCGGCCTGCCATGAATGTGGATGCTTACCTGCTGCGGGCATGGCTGCACCAGCTCCCGGCCCGTGCATACGACGCGGCAGCGGACAACCCCGACGCTGGGAAGATCCTGTTCATGGCCCGCGACTGGATCCAGAAGGCCCGCGACCTTGTGTGGGGGCCGGAAGACTCCCGGGTCTACGGGCGCTGCGAGGAACCACTTGAAGGAGAAGATGGGGACGATAGCCCGATCCCCTGCGATGGGCGACTGGTTGCCCATCCAGACGACGCCACGGTCAAGTGCCCCGAGTGCAATACAGTCCACAACGTCAGCGATGTACTGGCGAAGCTGAGACGCAAGGTAAGAGGGGAGCCAATGACACCATCGGGAGTCAGGGACCTGCTGCGGGCTAAGGCGAAAGCGGTCATCACCAAGAAGGACATCGAGAACTGGGTTAGCAGGGGAAAACTGCGCTACGTGCTAGACCACGTCAGCAGCAACAGCAGAGACCGGAAGATCTACTACCCAGGAGACGTACTGCAAGTGTTCGAAGACATGAGGGCACGCAATAGAGCGTTGATGTGATTTTGTAGCTCAGAATGTAGTACCCTCAAAACGAGGGGATAGCTGTCCCTAAAGCTTTTGGAAGGCCTCGACGGATTACCGTCGGGGCCTTCGTCGTGTCCGAAGGTGGTGACGCTGGCGTGAACGGCATGAGCATCCCCGCTTGGTCGGGACGCCGGGCAGGTGAAGCGCTTCTCAAGGTCAAGGCCGAGGGGCGCCGCAAGGACAAGCCCTGCATCATCTGTAAGCAGGGCATCGACTACTCGCTGACCTACCCGCATGAGCAGTCCTGCAGCGTGCAGCACGTGAAGTCACGGAAGCTGTACCCGCATCTGACGTGGGAGCCCAGCAACTGGGAGCCAGCCCATCTGTCTTGCAATAAGGCAGCTGGCCCGGGTGAAGACCTCGGCATGGGCGTCACATCCGAGGACTGGTAACCGTGCCCCGGACAGTCGTTGTGCTGTGTGGCCCACCAGGTGCCGGCAAGACCACGGCGGCCAGGCAGTCAGGCCTGCAGGTCTTCGACCGCGACGACCGGCAGTGGTCAAGTGAGAAGCAGTTCACCGAGGCGCTCGCCGCGCTCGGCTCGGATCGACGGGCTCAAGCTGTGGTCATCAGGACCGGGGCAACGTCGGCGGCCCGGGCCAAGGCGGCGCAGCTGGTCGCTGCCACTCACGTCTACTTGCTGACCTCCGATCAGAACGAGCTGGCCCATCGCATCAGGCAACGAGACCGGGCCGACAAGGTCACCACCCTTGTTGGTGTCAGGACTTGGTTCGAACGATTCGACCGTGCTGACGGCGTCAGGGACTTCCCCGGCTGGTCCGGGATCCATGAACCGGACCTAGGGGTGGTATCCGACAACTGGTAGGCCACCAAAAAATCCAGCCTGCCGCCGTCCCGGACACTCCCCGCCTGCACCTCCCTCTCCCCCCGGGCTCGCGCCGCATGGATTTGATCCGAAAACGTTGAATTGGCGGGGAAAACGGACCCATCATCTTACCCGAAAGGCCGGTTCGAATATGGCAATTGCTGGCAATCTCACACTGGTCATTTCAGCCCGTATCGGTGACGGCGAACCGCACGATATCGGTGAGATTGAACTGCCCGTCGTGACTGAGCAGATTCACACAGTTGGGAACGTCTCGATCACCGCCCGCACTCGCGTCGACGAAGCGGAGCTTGCCAACAAGCTCAAAGATTTCGCCGCTGCAGTCGGTGACGAACTGGCGGATGCGGTTCCGGAGCGGGCTAGTGACCGCCTGCGAAGGATGATCGGCCCCGCATTAGAGATCGATCCCCCGTCCCCCGACTTCACCGCCCGGTTGGCCGAGTCAAAACGTCTGACGGCCGAGACCTTCATTCCGTCCTTCCTGGACCTGCCCGAGCACGTCATCATAGGAGCCCGCCAGGAAGGCAAAACACGTTTGGCTTTGAAATGGCTGGACGATGCCCATGAAGGCGTGACACGTGTCTTGATCGTCAAAGACAGTCACCAGGCCGAACAGCTCAACCTTGAACGTGGACGCCCACGCCGAGACGCCAGCATCATCGGCTACCGGACCCTGATTAACCAAGGCGCTCGCAAGGGTGTCGAGTACGGCATCGACGAGACAGACCAGATCCTTGCGGACCTTCTGGGCTTGAGGTCCTCGCTGCGGCTGGTGACCGTCTGCCACGCCGACACGCGGCAATCAGAGCCGTAGCATGCACGATCGCCGAGCCTTTAGGGAAGCTCACGAAGGCGGCGAATCGATCCGAGGGATCAGCAGAGGCCGCGGGGCCTCTCGGAACGCTGTGCGCCGGGCCCTGCGCCCCGGCGCAAGAGAGAGCTACTATCGGCCCTCAGCGTCCGAGGACGCCGAACCAGCCGTGCGGGACGTTCTGGCCGACTACCCAGCAATGAGCGTCTCGGATATCGCCCTGCTGATCGACTGGCGGAAGTCCCGTCGGCAACTGTCAGAACTGGTGGCCCGGCTGCGGCCCCGGACCGTCTCCGAATGGCCTGCCATTGAGGCCCGCCCGTTGCACTCGATCACCATCGGCCGCCTGTCCACGAAGCCGCTCGACGTCGGCAAGATGAACATCGGGGAGTTGAACCTATGACCAAGCGCAAACCGTCCGACGCCCATGAGCCAGTCGAGGCCCCCGACCACCTGCCCAAACCCGTAGCGGACGTGTGGCGCGAAATCGTGGCCAGCAATGACCTCGTGGGAAAGGTTGACCGGGTCGCACTGGAAACCTACTGCACCCTCACCGCCCGCCTACGCGAAGCCCGCGGCCGCATCGAAGACGAAGGCATGGTTGTCACCGACACCCGGGGCAAGGTCATCCCTCACCCCGCGCTCGCTGTCGAGAGGTCCACTGCCGAGCAGATCCGAGTGTGGGGCGACCGCTTTGCCCCTCTCGTGAAGCCGACCAGGAAGAGCGGCTACATCGCCGACGCGACCGCCCGAACTATCACCGAGGCCAAGCACCTGCACGGGGCGCGCTTCGCCGGTCCCGTCGCTGCGTTGAAGACGCTGGCGTGGATGATCGACGAAGCCCAGCGGGACAGCATGGAGGCCCTTCAAAAGGCCATGACCACGACGGTCCCCCAGTATCTGAAAGCCTGCGCCGAGCTGCAGGTAACACCGGCCTCGATCCCGGGTGTCGGAGTTCCCGCCGCTGTACCTGCAGAGGGCGATGCGCCGGCCGATGAGTCCAAGCCGGAGGGTGCGAGTGTCACAGACTTCCAAGCTCGCGCCAGGGCACGCCGCTCCGGTTAGTGGCCCTAACGCGGTTGACCCGGGTGACTACTATCGCCAGGTCTGCCACGTTCCAGAACCAGATCAGACCGGGGTTAAGAAGCCTAAGATCTACGGCTACGCCGAGCCTCGGATCTGCACTCCGCCGCTGCGGGCGTTGACGCCGGACACAACGCTTGGTTATGACGTCATCGACTTCGCACGCGATGTCCTGGGCGTGGATCTGTATCCGTGGCAGAAGGTGCTGCTGTGCCGGATGCTGGAGCTGCTCCCTGATGGCTCTCTGAGGTTCCGGACGGCAGTTGTGCTGATCGCCCGGCAGAACGGCAAGAGCACGCTGTCACAGGTGCTGGCGCTGTGGTTCATGATCGTCTGGGGCTGGCCCCTGGTCATGGGGACCGCGCAGGATCTCGAAACCGCTGAGGAAGTTTGGCAGGGTGCCGTAGACCTCGTGGAAGAGGACGAGAACCTATCCAAGCTCCTAAAGCGAGTCGTGAAGGTCAACGGCAAGAAGGCCCTCGAGCTGAAGCCGCAAGACGCGGACACCAAGACGGGCAAGAAGACTGGCCCCCGGTACAAGGTCAAGGCAGCCAACCGCCGCGCTGGCCGTGGCTTCACTGGCAACCTCATCATGCTCGACGAACTGCGTGAACATCAGAACTGGGAAGCTTGGGGCGCGATCACCAAGACGACCATGGCGCAGGCCGAGGCGCTGATCCTTGCCCTGTCCAATGCCGGCGATATGACCTCCATTGTTCTGAAGTACCTCCGGAAGATGGCCCACGAGGCCATCGGGGATCCGGACGGCATCTGTGAAGAAATCGGAGCTGCGGGGCCGACGGCGCTCGACGTCGCTGATCTGGTTGAGGGCGATCTTGACGACATCGACGATGACGAGCTGGCCGAGTTCGAACAGGACGAAGACACCCTCGGCCTCTGGGAATGGTCCATGGCCCCCGGAACGGACAAGCGCGACCGTAAGGGGTGGGCACAAGCCAACCCTTCCCTGAATTGGAACCCGGGCTTCACCGAGCGCACCATCGCCGCAGCCTGCCGCACGGACCCCGAATGGGTCTTCCGCACTGAGGTCGGCTGCCAATGGTCAGAGGGCACCTTAACGGGGCCGTTCCCGCCAGGTGCGTGGGACAAAGGCAAGAACGTCCTGGTCAACCGTGACGACGGAACAGTGGGCGTTGCCGACGATGATCGGATCGTTCCGGGCTCCCCAGTATGGGCGGGTGTGGATCAATCGCACGACCGGTCCATGACCTACATCGCCTTTGGTGGCTTCAGGGCCGATGGGAAGTACCAGGTCGAAGTCGTGACCGCCCGGCCCGGCTCGGACTGGGTCAAGGAATGGCTGATGGACGACAAGCGCCGGGGCAGGATCAAGGCGGTTGCCGGCCAGTCCAGGGGCGCGCCGATCTCTCCACTGATGGAGGATCTGGAGGCCGACGAAGAGTTCACCATCCCGGTTGTTGAGTGGTCAGGAAGCGACCTCACGAGCGGCTGGGCCGACGTCTTTGACGCGGTTCGCGATGAGACGGTCAGGCACAACCCACAGCCGGTTCTGGACACCGCGGCAGCCGTCGCGGTCCTCAAGGTCTTCAGTGGCGGTGCAGCGTTGCCTGACCGCAACGCGTCCCCGGCGGAGATCGCCCCGCTGATGGCCTTCATCGCTGCGAAGTGGCTGATGAGCCGCCGTGTCATCGAACCGCCCCCACCGCCGCCGCCACCGGCAGCGGTGACAACCGAGGAATCCACCTACGTCGAAGACAACGTCGCCCACGTGGGCTTTTGATGAAAGGAGTACGCCTTGGTGAAATGGTTCAAATCGGCAAGCTCACGCAAGAACAAAGCCGAACTCGGCACAGCGGCTCCCGTCACGGAAGTTGGCTACGCGACGACCGCCAGTGACTGGTGGACTGATCTTGACGTCGAGGAAACACCGGAACTGCGGTGGCCTCACAACATCGAGGTCTACGACCGGATGCGCAGGCAAGACGCCCAGATCACTTCGGTACTGCGGGCCATGACCCTACCGATCCGCCGCACCAAGTGGCGGATCGACGGCAGCGGTTGCCGCCCCGAGGTGGCCCAGCGTGTGGCCGACGATCTTGGTCTCCCATTGGTTGGGGCCGAGAACAACCCGGTGATCCGGACCCGTGACCGGTTCTCCTGGTCCGAACATCTTCGGCTTGCCCTGCTGATGCTTCCGTTTGGCCATTCGGTGTTTGAGCAGCAATACCGCATCGATGAAGCAGGACAGGCCCGCCTCCGTAAGCTGGCCTGGCGACCACCCAAGACGCTATCCCGCATCGACGTGGCACCGGATGGCGGGCTGGTGGCGATCCATCAGCACAACGCCAAAGAACCCATGGGCGTGGCGCGGCTGGTTGTGTACGTCAATGACCGAGAGGGCGGCAACTGGCTCGGCCAGTCCATCCTCCGTCCCGCCTATAAGAACTGGCTGCTGAAGGACCGTGCCCTGCGCGTTCAGGCCCAGACCTTGGACCGCAACGGCATGGGCGTCCCGGTGTACACAGCTTCGAAGCTTCCTGACTCCGTCACCGGTGAGGATCGAATCGCGCGGGAGAACAAGGAAATCGACGCCGGCCTGAAGCTGGCCAAGGGCATCCGTTCGGGCGACAACTCGGGCGGGTCCATTCCGCATGATGCGGAGCTCGAACTGAAGGGCGTCACAGGCACTTTGCCGGATGCTGACACGCCGATCCGCTACTACGACGAACAGATCGCCCGCGCCGTCCTGGCACACTTCCTGAACCTCGGCACGGAGACAGGTTCCTGGGCGCTGGGATCTACCTTCGCCGACTTCTTCACCCTGTCGCTGCAGACGCTGGCGATGCAGATCGCTGACACGGCTACCCAGCACATCATCGAGGACATCGTGGACGTCAACTGGGGGATCAATGAACCGGCCCCCAAGCTGGTCTTCGAAGAGATCGGATCCCGCCACGCCCCCACGGCTGAGGCAATCAAGATGCTCATCGACTGCGGGGCAATAAAGGCAGACCAGAAGTTGGACGACTTCCTGCGAACGGTCTACGGTTTGCCCGGTTTCGATGAAGCCACGGCAAGGGAAGCACTCCCCCGAACTGCAACGGAGACAACATGACACTTCAAATGCTCAAGCCCTCCGCAGCGTCGGCGCCTTGGTACCGGATGGAGGCCTCTACCGAAGCCGACACGGCGGACCTCTATATCTACGAGATGATCGACAGCTGGTGGGGTGTGAGCGCTTCCCGGTTCGTCCGCGAACTGTCCGAGCTGGATGTGTCCACCATCAACTTGTTCGTCAACTCCCCTGGCGGCTCGGTCTATGACGGAGTCGCGATCATGAACGCCCTTCGCCGGCATAAGGCGACCGTTGTGGCCACGGTGGACGGGCTGGCCGCCTCGGCAGCCTCGTTCATCATTCAAGCCGCCGATGAGGTGGTTATGGGGCAAGGGTCGGAGCTGATGATCCATGAGGCGTGGTCCTTCGCGTACGGCAATGCCGAGACGCTCCAGAAGGTAGCCGGAGACCTGGACCGGATCTCCGGGACCATCGCCGGCATCTACGCCGAGCGGGCAGGCGGCAGCGTGGAAGAGTGGCGTGCGGCCATGAAGGCAGAGACCTGGTACACGGCGGATGAAGCCGTCACCGCAGGGCTCGCTGACCGCGTTGCCAAAGTATCCAAGAAACCCGAGACCGAGGACGCAAGCAACCGCTTCGACCTCTCCATCTTTGCCCACGCCGGACGCCAGAATGCGCCGGCGCCGGCAGTCAATGGCCGTCACGAACGCCGCCCCCAGCTCAGTCTGGTCAACGGCTCAGCACTCACAGCGGCAGCTCACATGGTCGAGAAGACCATCCAGAAACCTCCGGCCGAGCCGAAGGAAACCACCACCCCCGAAGAGAAAGGAACCGGCACTATGTCGGAAAAACTGAACAAGGGGCTTCGTGAACGGCTCGGCATCCGGGCTGACACGGAACTCGACGAAGACCAGCTGCTCGAAGCCTTGGACGAGGCGCTCGAAGAGCAGGAGACCGAAGAGGCGCCTGCAGCTGCACCAGCGGCGCATGCGCCCGGAACGGTCGTACTGGACGCAGCCCAATACCAGGAGCTGCGTAACGCCGCTGATGATGGCCGGCTGGCCCGTCAGCAGCAACTGGCAGACGAACGAAACGCACTCGTCAACGCCGCCGTGCAGGACGGTCGCATTCCCCCGGCCCGCCGCGATCACTGGCTCAACTCCCTTGAGGCAGATCCGGGCATGGCTGACACCCTCGCCTCCCTCGAACCGGGGTTGATCCCCGTGGACACGGTGGGCTACACGGGCGGCGTGGAGGACTCCACGGACGAAGCCCGAGCTTACGACCACATCTTCCCGAAGGAGTCCTGATTATGGGCCAGTACCTGCCCCTGTTCCGTCCCGGCCAGACAGTGACCTTCGGCGTCACGGCTGCTGTCACTGGCGGCCATCCCGTTGAAGTCGGAACCTCCGACCGTTCCGTGGCTCCCGCCGGAGCTGCCTCGACGAAGGTCATCGGCGTCGCAGGCCATGACGCGGCAATCGGCGACAAGGTGACCGTCGAAATCAACAAGACGGTCCACCTGCTCACGGCTTCCGGCGCGGTCACTCGCGGCCAGCGGCTCGAAGCGGCGGGCGCGGGCAAGGTCCGAACCTTGGCCGCGGGTACCGCGTACTACATCGCGCTCACATCGGCCGCTGACGGCGCTGCCGTTGAGGCTCTCGAACTCTAGAAGGGACGGTAGCTAGATGAGGACTTACCCCCTCACCCCAAGTCAGATCTCGCAGGCTTCTGCGCAAGAGCTGATCGCATTCATTCAGAGCCCCACGCAACTGGCCCGCCGTCTCGGTGAAATCCTGACGGCCCAGCAGTTCATTGGCCTGTTCCTGCTGCAGGGGCGTTACGAGGTCAAGGGCGGGGCCATCGCGGTCCCGGTCAACGAGAAGATCCGCACCGAACGCGGCTCTGAAAAGGTCGCCCCGGGCGCCGAGTACAAGCTGACACCCTTGAGTGCTGAGCAGTACGAGATCTACACGGCTCAGAAGGAAGGCCTCGCCACGGAGGTCACCGATGAGGAAGTCGGCCGCAGCCTGCGCCGGCCCATCGATGAGGCTCTGCTGTTCCTGCAGACGGAACTGGTATTCAGCGCCAATGAACTGGCCCTCGGCGTCATCATGTCCGCTGTAACCCAGACGCTCGCCGCTGGCGCGGCCTGGACGAACGGAAAGCAGATCCTCAAGGACGCGCTTCGCGTGCAGGCAGCTGCACGCCGCCTGAAACTCGGCTACGCCATCGACACCGTTGTCCTGAACGGTGAACAGCATGCCGAGGTCATCCCCGAGCTGCTCGACGTCCTCCCGGACAGCGACACGACCGCTCTCACCGGCAACTTCCCCACTATCGGCGGCATCACTTGGATCGCCAGTGATGATGACGAGTTCTCCGATCCGCTGTTCGTGGACCGTCGCCGTCTCGGTGGCATCGGACGGGAGAATATCCCCTCCCCCGAGTACCGTCCGGTGGGCAACGATACGGGCGTTGAGGTCGCGACTTTCCGGGAGAAGTCGGATAAGACGCGGATCCAGGCCCGCAATCCGCATGTGCCGGTCGTAGCGAACCCGCTCGCTGGTTTCCACCTGACCGGAACGGGGGCCTAATCATGGCTGAATCCACAGCACAGTACAAGGTGACCGCCACGGTCGTGAAGGTTGCAGTGGGTCCCGCTGACGGCAACCGTGTCGCTCGCTTCGTGGAACGTGGCGATCTCATCCCCGATGGCGTTGACCAGGGCCTCCTGAAACAGCTCGAGAAGCTGGGCCGCATCGAGAAGGTCAAGGCCGCACCCGCGGGCGCATCGGAGGCCGATAAGGCGGCTGCGGCGAAAGCCGAAGCCGAGGCCAAGGCAGCTGCAGATGCCAAAGCAGCGGCCGATGCCAAGGCGGCCGCTGACGCCAAAACCGCTGCTGGCAAGACCGCGGCTGCTAAGTAGAGGGGGTGGGCGTCATGGCCAATGATCTCGCTGATCTTGGGACTCTTGAAAAGGCCTGGCGCCCGCTCACCGCTGCTGAACGGCCCAAGGCAGAGTACTACGTGGGTATGGCCTCACGGGCCATCAGACGGCGTTGGCAAGACATCGACCTGCGCATCACTAACCCCGGCGACCGCCTGACTCATGAGGACGTCGCCGATGTTGTAGTGCAAATGGTCCTTAGCGCGGTGGACGGCCCGCCCGTCCGTGGCGCGAAGTCCTTCTCAGAATCGGTCGGCCCCATGTCCCGCACGGCAACACTGCTAGCCGGCAGCACCAACCCCGCAAACATCGAAGACTGGATGGTTGAAGTCATCGAAGGGCGAAGTGCAGCCCTCCCGCAATTCCACGCCCCGCCATCGGGCAGGTACGAAAACCTGTTCGAATGGCAGGAAGGCAGGAGCTGATGTTCCCCCTACCGAACGGCGAAACCGTCAAACGAGAGCGCGCAGCGCTCGCCGAGGATGCCTTCTCCGGCGAGCACACCGTTCGCGATTGGTCTGACCCGGAAACGATTGACCTCATCGGTGTCGCTATTGCTCCATCAAGCAGCACTGAATCGGTAACACCAGAACGAAACGCCGTCACGACAGCGATGAGCCTCTACGGGCCCCCAGGTATCGATGTGCTCCCTTTCGACCGCATACGCGCCCGTTCGGGCTTGTGGGAGGTAGAAGGCGAAGTCGCTGACTGGAAGAACGCTTTTACTGGCTGGACTCCCGGGGTGGAATTCCGAGTCAAGAAGGTGGTGGGCTGATGGCGGACGTGCAGTTCAATAATGACTTCTTCGAAAAGCTGGGGCGATCCCCGGAAGTTGTTGGTTTGTGCGTTGAAATGGCCGAGAAAATCGCTACGACGGCCCGCAGCACTGCTCCACGTGACTCCAACGCGTATGCGGAGAGCATCCACGTCGAGGTTGTCCGCAGGAACCGCCGTAACGCGGCCTTGGTCATCGCTGCTGACCCGAAGAGCATGCTCATTGAGTCCAAGACTGGGAACCTCGCGCGGGCATTGAATCAGGTGAAGAAGAGTGGGTAGCCGGGTCCTCTTCACCGATCTGGAGCTGTACCTGACAGGGCGAATCCGGCAGGAGTTGGCAGCAATCGCCGCGCCGATAACTCAGAACGTCTTTGTCAGCAACCAGTTCCCGAGCCCTGCCCGTCCCAAGGCCGTGGTCGTCCGGGACGACAGCGGCCCTCAAACCTCGATCATCACCAAGGAACCGAGTATCGGCATCACCGTGCTGGCCGGCGATGATCCCACCCAGGGGCAGCAAGCCACGGAGCTGGCCAACCTGGTCTTCATGATCGTGGGCGACTGCGCTGGCCCCGAGCCGGGAAACCCTGTCGCCAAAGTCGTCAACGCCACGGGCCCTTTCAAGGTCACTGAGGAATCCGGGCAGCCGCGCCGATACATGACCTTCGAGCTCGCCGTTGTGGGCATCCCCTTCACGTAAGCACTAACCAAACAATCATCCAGCCATTCACGCCCGTGGATGGCTTCTTCTTTTGGAGGCTAAAAATGGGCCCTGACGAGCTCGGTAATGACGTTTCCGCCGTTGGTGTACCGGTAACCGGTCACATCGGCTTCGCACCGGAAGGCACCCCTGGCCCTACGCCGGCAGCAGGTGCTTCCCGTTCCTTCACCCTGGACCCGGAATACAAAGTCCCCGGCCTCCTCACCGAGGATGGCGGCTTCGAGTGGACGCTGGAACCGGACGGCGATCCAATCGTGTTCTGGCAGGACGGCTATTCCCTGCCCACCGGTATCGCAACCGCTGAGCTGGTCCTGAAGCTCGCCCAGACGGATGAGACTGTCCGGTCCATCACCCGAGGTAAGACCGCTGATGAGAACGGCTACATGACCGTCGACGCTGGCGGTCACTCCGTGCAGTACTCCGTGTTCACGGAGGAAATCTTCAAGAACGGCGTCATCCGTCGACGCTGGGCGCCGAAGGTCAGCATCAAGACGGTCAAGGAAGACAAGAACGAGCGCGGCAACGTCCTCGGTTACGAAGTCACCCTGACCATCCACCGCTCGCCGCTCGTGAACAACGAACACTTTGGCGAATGGCTGATCCCCGCTCTGGCGTCGATCACCACGCCCAGCCTCACTGCGGTGAAGGGCGATCCGGATCCTGCCGGTACTGGCGAGTTGGTGACGATCACCGGTACGGGCTTTGCGACCACGACAGCCGTGACCGTTGGCGGCACGGCAGTGTCCGACTTCGATGTGGTGTCCAACACCGAGCTGACGGCGGTTCTGCCCGCTGGCGCCGCTGGCCCGGCCAACGTGGTCGTCACGAACTCCGTGGGCGCCTCCGCGCCGTTCTCCTACACCCGCGACGTTTAGTCGCCTCTCTACCTGTGGTCCTGCGCTCCTTGATGGGTGGGCGCAGGGCTGCAGCTCAACCCATCACCACCCATCGGATAGTGAGAGCACATCATGACTAAAGCAGCAGCTGAAAAGCCCCGCTTCCTCGTAGTTGAAGACAAGCTTGTCTGCCAGAGCACCGAGGGCGAAATCGCCATCCCACTGCGCTTCAAGACCAAGCTTCTCCGGCAGTTCGGCAGCATGGACCAGATGGACGCGTTCTTCCTGATCCTGGACGAAATCGCCGGCCCTGAGACCGTGGCCACGATCGATGAACTCGACATCATGGAGACAACCGAAATCATGGTCGAGTTCTTCAAGGAATTCGAGGCCAAGGTGCAGGCCACCATGGGGGAATTGCAGCGCTCCTCGAAGTAGTCGAGGAGCACCGCCCCGCACTTACCTATGACTTCCGGAATCGGCTGCACTGCTCCATCGAGGACATTGGCGGCTCAGTGAGTTACCGCGAAGCCATCGACCTGATTGATCGCCTGCGTACCGAGATGGGTTCCCATCTGTTCGCGTCCATGAGTGGCTGGTCCTTCGCGATGGACAGGGAGAGCTTCTACGGCGCCCTGCTGCTCACCAAGGTCCACAACGCATTGTCCTCCAAGGGGGATGCCCCGCTGCGTCTGCCGTGGCCATGGGATGAGCAGGAAACGCCGGAAGCCGAGAAGGTCACCGCCGAGGAACGCGAGCAGCTGACAGCTGAGCTGAAGCAGAGCAGCGCCTTCGGTCAATTACGCACATAGAGGAGGGCTGATGACTTCCGAGGTTGGATCCGGCCAGGTAGCCATCTTCCCTACGTTCCGTGGTTTCCGCAGCAAGACCAACGCGGAGATGTCCGGCGCTGGCCGCGAAGGCGGCAGGAGCTTCAATTCTGCCTTCAACGTCGGCGCCGGAGACCCGGGCCAGGCCCTGATCAAGAAGCTGAACGCTCAGATCGCTTCCGGGTCCAAGGCGCTCTCAAGCGCCCGCTTGGCTGAGCAGGACGCAGCCGGTAAGGTCCGTGTCGCCGAGGCTGCGCTGGCTGAGGCCCGGGCCAAGGGCGGGGAAACCAGCTCCCGCGCCATCGCAGCTGAGGAACGTCTCGCGGCAGCTCAGCGGAAGCTTGTAGACGCCCAGACCAAAACCAAGCAGTCCACAGACCAGCTGAAGGACGCCCAAGCCAAACTGGCTGACGTGACCAGCGATGCGGGGTCTTCCGGTGAGCAGTCCGCCAACAGGTTCACCCGCGGCTGGCAATCCCTGAAGCAACGCCTTTCCTCCACTGTCCGCAGCTCCGTGGATGACGCCGGGAACGCTGCCAAGTCCTCAGCGGAGGACGCCGGCAAGAAGTCCGGTGGGGCTTTCAGCGCAGGTTTCAAGGGTGCCATGGGTGCTCTTGCCGGGGTTTTCGCCTTCGATACGGTCAAGGACTTCTTTAGCGGCGCTGTGAAAGGCGCTGGGGACCTGGAGCAGTCCGCAGGTGCCATCCAGTCCGTATTCAAGGGCAGCGCCTCCGAGATGCTCAAGTGGTCTACGGAGGCCCAGAACAGTGTCGGGCTGACGCAGAACGAGTTCAACGAACTCGGAACTCTTATTGGTGCGCAGCTCAAAAACGGCGGCACCGCCATGGACGAGCTGGCACCAAAGACCAACCAGCTTATCGGCCTCGGTGCTGACCTGTCCTCCATGTTCGGCGGCACGTCACGAGAAGCCATTGAGGCCCTATCTTCGGCCCTGAAGGGTGAACGCGACCCCATTGAGCGGTACGGCGTCTCGCTGAACCAAGCCAAGATCGACGCCGAAGCAGCGGCGCTGGGCTTCAAGAAGGTCGATGGGGCGTTCGAGAACAACGCCCAGCAGGCGGCGACCCTGTCGCTGATCATGAAGCAGACAGCTGACGCGCAGGGCAACTTCGCCAAGGAGAACGACACCCTTGCAGGTCAGCAGCAGCGCGCGGCTGCTGGGTGGAAGAACATCACCACCTCGATTGGCGGGCTGTTCCTACCGACGCTGACCAAGGTCTACGGCTTTATCAACACCAGCATCCTGCCAACGATCCAAAGCCTCATTAACCAGCTAGGCGATGGTGGACTGGCAGGGATCTTCCCAGGCCTCAGTGGCGCGGTCAGCAACTTCTGGTCCGGCCTGACCATGGGCGGTGATGTTCGAGCCGAATTCGATGGCCAGTTGTCAGGGTTCGTGGCCTTCGGCGCTGGCCTGCGGGCCGCCTTCGACATCGTGAAGCCCCTGTTCCAGCAGGTCGGGGCAGTGGTGGCTGACCTGGCCCCCACGGCTCTGGAGTTTCTGTCTGCGTTTTCTCCGATAGGCCTGATCTTCCAAGCTTTGCAGCCTGTCCTGCCGCAAATCGTGGCGCTGCTGAGCAGCCTCGCCGGGGTGGCAAGCGGGCTGCTTACCAGCGCCATGGTCCAACTGACGCCGTTGGTGCAGCAACTAGTAACCATGCTGGCGAGCAACTTTGTCAGCATGATGCCCTTGGTGACATCGCTGTTCACGCTGTTCCAGGACCTTCTGGTGGCTCTGGTACCAGTGGTGATGAGCCTGTTGGCGGCGATCCTCCCGCTGGCAACGACGCTGCTCACCCAGCTGGCTCCGATCTTCACGGAACTGACCACGGCCGTCCTGCCGCCATTGATTTCGATCATCGGCAACATCGTGGCGGCCATCGCTCCCCTGGTCACGACTATCGCAGGCCTGTTGATCCCGATCATTCAGGCACTGATGCCTATCATCGTCACCGTCTTCGGTGTGATCGTGGACATCATCAGCGCGGCAATGCTGGTAGTGCAAGGGATCATCGAGGTCGTCACCGGGATCATCTCCGGGAACTGGGCGCAGGTTTGGTCCGGGATCCTGAACATCATCGGCGGCGTTTTCCAGCTGATCATCAACGTCATATCCGGCGCGATTCAGCTTGTAATGTCCGTTGTCCTGAATGGCCTGAACGCCTTGGTGGGCTTCTTCACCTCCGCCTTTACGGGGATCGTGAACTACGTAGTCACCTCGTGGACGTCCATCATCACTGGCGCCCAAGGGATGCTCGCGGACCTCCTCGGCTTCTTTGGTGGCATTGGTGACGCCGTACTCGGGGCCTTGGGCAACATCGGTGGGCTGCTGCTGGAATCCGGCAAGGCTCTCATCCAGGGCTTCATTGACGGAATCATGGGCATGGCCGGGGCCATCGGGGACGCCGTAGGCGGGGTGCTCGAAGGGGTCCGCGATTTCTTCCCGTTCTCCCCCGCCAAACGTGGCCCGTTCTCCGGGTCCGGGTACACCAGTCACTCCGGTAAGGCGCTGGCCGGCGACTTCGCGAAGGGGATGGTCAGCGAAGAGGCGAAGGTCCAAGCAGCGGCGAACACCATCATGACCGCGGCTACGCTCACTGGCTCCACTGCTGTCGGAGGCGGGCAGGCGGCCACAGCCGGAGCCGTTGGGGCGAAACCTGGAACGGTCGTGCACGTGAGCATGCCTATCCGGGATCATATGAGCCCTGAGGGCGTGGCAAGGGCATTCGATAACCAACTCAACTACAAGCTGAGGACAGTGAATGCTTGACGAACTGTATGTGGTCGTGGATGGGCTGGAGTTCCACGGGAGACCGGGGCTCGGCCCGTTCACGATCACGGAAGACGGCTTGGATGGGTGGACTGACAGTGTGCCTTTGAGGGGCGAGAAGCTGGCGTGGCCGCAGGGTCACGGGTCGCTGGTACTCCCCCGCTATCAGGAGTCCCGCACGGTGACGCTTACCGGGGCGATCCTTGGCAAGAACATCATGGATCGTGAGATGCAGATGAATGCCCTGTCCGGCCTGCTCGCGTATGGGCAGCTCGGGCGGGTGCAGGTCACCAAGGGCGGCATCACCCAGTGGGCGGACGCTTCACGCGACAGCCTCAGCATCGATGAAATCAGGGGTAGTAACAACGCCACGTTCCAGCTGCAGCTGTGGTGCCCGGACCCGCGGAAGTTCGGTCAGGCCAGGGGCCCGTTCGTGGCCTCGGTCGGATCGAACGCTGCTGGTGTGCACCATAAGGGCAACGCGGGCGCCACGCCGGTCATTCAGGTGTCCGGCAACATGCCAGGCGGTTACGTCCTGACCATTAAGGGGCAGGTCTTCACGGTCACGCAGCCTCTGGTTCCTGGTCAGCCGCACGAGGTCGACTACGGGACCGGGCGGGTGCGCATCACCGGGAACGTCATTCACGGCGGTATCGGGTACGGCTTCACCCCGCTGGTAACCCCGGGCACTCCCACGGTGCTGGCCATCGCCCCACGCCCGCCCTTCACGGGCACGGCCACGGCCACCCTCACGCTCTTCGACACCTACATTTAGGAGGCTCGTGTGTGGAAGTACTACTCCATCAGCACGGACTCGTGGGCTGACAAGATTGAAATCCCCGCGATGTCTTTCACTGGTGGGCGGGCTCTGAACACTGGCAGCCGTGGATCGGCAACGTTCAAGGTCAAAGACCCAACTGTGGCTGAGGTTCTGAGTCTTTCTTCCATCCAGCTGATGGAGCGGGCCCTGGTGGCCACGTGGAACGATAACGCCGTGTACGCGGGCTTCCTCGTGGACGCGGAAGAAGACCAGAACAACGGGACGCTCACGGTGCAGCATGAGGACATCTGGTGGATTCTCGCCCGCCGCTACCTCCTGTCCATTCGGGGCGACGGTGACCAGTCCGCACCGCCGATCCGGTGGAGCAACGTCACGCTCGCTTCCATAGCGAACCTCATCGTGAAGAAACTCCTCACCGGCAACCCGGATGCCCGGTACAACCTGCCAATCATCACCAGCGCCGCGGTGGCCGGCACAGCCACCCGTGAGTACTACGGGTACGAGTTCCTCAACGGCGGCGCTGCCCTGGATGACATCATGACCGCTGACGGCGGCCCGAACATCGAGTTCGACTGCAACTGGAACGGGCCCGGCCTTGAATGGGTGATGCGCTCCGGCGTGCTGGACTCCGGGCTGTGGGAGTGGGACTCCACAGCTGCGCAGACCGAGGTTGACCAGCTGAAGCTGAAGACCAACGCGCAGAACATGGTCAACAAGGTCATTGGTACTGGTGAAGGCTCCGAGCGTGACCGGCTCGTGCGGGACGCTGCGGACTTCAGCCGGCCTATCCCGGCGTTGGAGCTGGTCAAGAACTTTGGCAGCAAGGACGGCGAAGAATTGCTGTCCCGCGCCACGGCGGCCTTGCACGCCAGCAACGACCCCACCCAACAGCTGAGCTTCAGGATCCCCACCACGGGCGAGGTTTCCGTGGCGGACCTGCGACTGGGTGGCACGGCCCGGGTGAAGTCCTCAGGCTTCTACTACCTTGACGCCGGGTGGCATGACTGGCGTCTTATCTCCTTCGACTTCGACCAGGAATGGATCAATCTTCAGTTCCAGCAGATAGGCGGTTGACGTGGTAGCGATCGATAACATGGCGGACCCTATGCGGGCCCTTCAGGAGCTGGTGCGCAGGGTGGAGCGGTTGGAGAACAACACCAATCAGAACCGCTCCGCTATCGGCCGTGGCGGCCTGTCGGTGTATGACGGTGGCATGATCACCATCGAAAACGGCGGCCTCCGGGTCACCGGCTCGGCGGAAATCATCGGCACCCTGAACGCCAACGGCACGATCAACATGACGGGCCTGTTTATCGCTTCCGGTGAGATGCAGCTCAACGGCACCACCGTGGCCACGGGTGAGTTCAACATTGACGGGCCTCTCCTGGTGGACGGGAATACCACGTTCAACGGTGAGCTGACCATCAACGGCATCACCAACATCACGGGAGACACTACAGTGACGGGGAAACTGGTCACTGACGGACCCGTGGACATCAACGGGCTGACCAACATCACCGGGGATCTGGAAGTGTCCGGCACGATGGACATCAACGGGGCCGCGACCCTGAACAACGATCTGACCGTGGCCGCTGGAAAGAAGATCAAGCTCGGCGGGCTGACTCTGGAGAACACCGGGACTGGCGGCGGCACCCTGAACTTCCCCAACGGCTCAGTATCATCCAGCACTGCATTAGGGATGCTGCTGGCCAGCGGAGTCGCCATCGAACTTGCGGCACCGGCCTTGAAGCTCAGCGGCCTACCGGATGTCACCGGCTTTACAGCAAACGTTCACATTGATGGAAACGGCAGACTCCGCCGTATCACTTAGCGAATGTGCTGTACTGCGTGCACAGATCCCGGCTCGCGTACGAGGCCACAGCCGCGGCATTTTCAATGGCGATAGCATCTGAGCCTGCCAGGCCAGCGATATCCTCGCGACTCTTACCCTCAGCAAAAAGCCCGCAAGCTACTTCCGCACCCTTCAGAAGGTCATCGTCTGAGGGGATCACTCCATCGCGCCACGCGTTGAGAGCATTCTTCACGCCCGCAAGGTACCGGCCGCGGGCGCTGTCGTCGTAGAACTCAGGCGGCAGGCCTGCGGTCGGAGACGGAACGGCGCTCGCAGAGGGGACGGCCAGCAGAGGGGCGATCTTCGAAGAGGCAACCGCAGATTCCGAGCTAGTGGCAGCCGGAGTGGCCTCGCCAGAGGGCGCAGAGCACGCAGTGAGTCCGAGTAAGCCAATGATGATGAGTCCCCCAAGTTTTCGCATGCGGCGATTCTACCGAGCGTCGAGACAGATTAAAACACCAAGGCCCCGCTTCTCCGGGGCCTTTTCCTTGCCCAGGAGGCGACATGCCAGCAGTACCCGGCAATCTTACGGAGGTCAATTTCGGGCACCTCGTTGGGAAAGCCCCCGAAATTATATTCACCCTCAACGCGCCGAACGCGAAGCCCGGGGTGATGATCCCTACCGAACCTGTCTCAGTAGCCCCGGCTGGGGATGGTTCGTTCACAGCGAACCTTCAGTCCACCGAGGACATGATGGACGACGCCTGGTACACGGTCTCGATCAAGTGGCTCGATTCCCCAGGGAAGTACGTGAAGGCGGACTGGCCAGACTGGCAGCTGCGTGTCCCGCTTGGCGGTGGCACGTTCTCGGACCTGTTTGGCCGGCCGCCGAAGAACTCGTTGATGTTCTACGTTTCTCTGTCCGCGCCTACCAACGTTCCGCAGGGCTCGTGGTGGCTTGAGGATGACCCAGCCGACCCTGACAACCCCCTCAACACGGGGAATCTCCACCAATTGAGGAAGGTCTGATGGCTAACAACTGGGCATGGGTTTATGTCGCGAACATCCGTGGCGCGAGGGGTCCTCAGGGCCCGGCTGGTACGGGGTTCAAGGGCACGCTGCCGAACAATACCGACGTCAACACGCTGACGAAGCAGACCGACTCTGGTTTCTGGCACCTGTCCGCGAACAACACCTATACGGGCCTGCCTGCCGGGTTCAGCGGTGCTGGCCAGATCGAGGTGAGCGTCACCGGCGCTTCCTCGGGTGAGCACCGGGTGGTCCGGTACGGGTTCCCTGAGACGTTCCGGCGCAGCATCAAGAACTACTTTTCCACCCCGAAGACGTTCACTGATTGGGAGTTGGAGAAGGACCGCATCATTGATGTGCCTGCGGGCGCGAACCTTGATGACTACCGGACCACTGGCCGGTACATGGTGCAGAACACCACGATTGCCACGTCTTTGACTGGTGGGTGGCCTACTCAGATCCCTCGCGGCCCGGTCTACTTCGAGGTTGAGGCGACCGTTGCCGGGATCGTGTTCCAGCAGATGTACTCCTACGGGGCGTCGCACACTGCACTGTCCCGCGCCACGGTGGCACTCACCCCCACACCGTTCCCGTTTGGTGCGTGGAAGGACCTGGGCGCGGCGTCGAGCGCCACTGACCCGTCCAACGCTGGGTTGGCGAACGCTGTCCGGCAGGATGACTTCTCGTTCCGGCGCGGCGGCGCCAAGAAACTCCCGTTTGGTGCCGGTGCTGCGTCGCTGCGGTTCGATCATGGGTTGAACAATTTTGACACTGAGGCGCGGCCCCTGTTGGAGGCCAGGAACCTCAAGTACCTGCTCGCGCTGAACTCGCGGGGCTGGTCCACGGCGGAGAACAACCTTGTGACCGCGGCCATGGTGGATGCGTGGGTTGCTGGCGGGTTGTGCAAGATCGGCAACCACGGCGCCCACCACAACGACTGCACCACGCTGGCGGCGTTGCAGGACTGCATTGTTACTGGCCTGGCTGAGCTCAAAGCCCAGCTGCCGTCCGCATCCATTGATGGGTGGTTCGTGCCCGGTGTCGGCGGGACAAACTACAACGGCTTCAACGGCGGTCAAACCCCGGAATCGTTCTACACCACGGACGCGGGCCGCCTGATCCTCGAGAACCATGCTGTGTCGTCTGGGGCGTTCCCGAACACAGCCCAGCGCATCCTGGACGGCAGGGTGCGTAACGGTATGGGGCATTTCACCATGGACACCTCCACTGTCTCCGCGATCACAGCCCAAATCGATTCTGCGATTGCGAACCGGACCGGGTTGCAGCTCATGTGCCACCCCTCCCTGCTGAACACGTCCGGGAACATCACCTCCGCCAACCTGGCCACGGTCCTGGATTATCTGGTGACGAAGCAATCAGCCGGGGATCTTGTGGTGCTGGACCCGTACGAACTGCTCCTCGCGGACGCACGATGACCCGCCGGAAACGGCAATGACAGGAGGGGCAAGCGTGTGGATGCAGCGATCATCACCGCTGTTGGGGGGATCCTCATCGCCTGCGGCGGCGGCGCTTGGAAGCTCATCGACCGGGCAGACAAGAAACGCGAACGGAGGGAGGCGGCCGTGGAAGAACTCCTGAAAGCCAGGGTTGCCTCCCTCGAAGCCCAGCTCGCTCAGAAAGAAGCGCAGCTGGCACAGAAGGACACCGACTTCGAGAAAGAACGTCGCCGGTCCAAACGGTACAACTCCCGAGTCAAAGCAGCCGCCGGCAAGTGGCGGGAGCAGCTGCTGATGCACGACATCCAACCCGATCCCGCCGAATGGCCGACGGAGGATGAGCATGACGACACTGAATGATCCGGAACTGGAAGCGGCGCAGGCTGAGGCCGCGAAGTCGAGGCAGGCGGACAAGCGAACGAAATTGTTGCTTGCCGGCCTGTCTCTTCTTTTGCTGGCCGCTGTGGCTGTTGCCGGGTGGCTGGCGTTCGATAACCACCGTTTGGCTGTGTCGAATGCTCAGTACGGGGCGGAGCAGGCGCAGGAGAAACAGAACCTTGCGCAAGCGGCCACGGACGCGCTGTGCAAGTCCACGGACCAGGACGCGGCGGCCAGTGAGACGTGCCGGAACCTTGAACGGGCGGCGACCGAACCGACGCAGGGGCCGCAGGGCGTTCAGGGTATTCAGGGCATCCCGGGCCCGCAAGGCATTCAGGGGCCGCAAGGTGATCCCGGCCCGAAGGGCGACAAAGGAGATAAGGGAGACCCTGGGGCTGTTGGGGAAAGCGGCGCTGACGGCAGTGATTCGTCCGTTCCGGGGCCGCCCGGCCCGCAAGGCGAGCGAGGACCCACAGGCCCTGTCGGCCCAGCCGGGCCACCCGGTGCTGACGGGGCGAACGGCGCCAACGGTGCTGACGGAAAGGACGGCGCCGCGCCCACATCCATAACGTTCACCGATCAGGACGGCGTTACCCACACCTGCACACCCAACCCGCCCGGGTCCACCACCTACACATGCGCAGCCACGGCAGCGCCAAAGACTTAGGAGCGTCATGGCATTCGAGCTTTCACGGTTCCAGTTCTGGCTCACCTCGGTCCTCGGCGCGTACATAGACGTTGACCGGGCCTATGGCGCCCAGTGCTGGGACCTTCACGCGCACTTCGCGAACTTCTTCGGCCTCCCCGTTGTGAACACCACGGGCGGGACGGGCCGGTGGGCTGGGTACGCGGGCACCATGTACCGGGACTACCCGCAAACACCGGCGATCAAAGCCTCATATATTCAGGTGCCACCCACCGAGGCGGCCAAGCCAGGCGATCAAGCGATCTGGGGCGACTCGTTCTGGTACTACCCAGCCACCCACGTCGCCGTTGTGATCGAAGACCGCGGCTACGACTACATCCGCTGCGCCTCGCAAAACAGCTCCGAAAGCCGCTGGGACAACCCCTTCCCCGGGCAGTCGTCCGGGCCGGTCCTTGACCAGTGGCTCCCCAAGCAGGGCCTCCTTGGCTACCTGCGACCAGTCGAAAGCCTTGTCCTGCAAGGCCAAATCATCACACCAGAGGAGGACACCTTGTCCGCTGACGAAGTGCGCCAGATCAACGACCACACGACTCTCATGCTGAATCAGATCGCCCTCGATGGGCAACTAGGTGGCCGGACACGCGGCGGCATGGCCGACGTTGCTGACAAGGTTGCCGACGTCTGGACCTGGCTGCGCGGCGGCGAGAGCGGCAAGCGCCTCGCTGGTCCCATCCCCGCCATGCTCGCAAGCATCCAAGGGCAGAACGCGGGCCTGTTGGAGGCAGTGAAGCAGTTGGCTGCCAAGCCCGGCTCCCCCGTCGATCTGTCCGCCGTCGAGCAGGCGGCCAAGGCAGGCGCCGCTTCCGCGCTGGCGGATCTGCAGGCGACCGCCACCACCACCGTCACTTTGAGCCAGGAAGGCTGACCCATGCTGACTTCTATTCTGCGGACTGTGGTCCCTGCTTTGTGGGCGGGGTTCATCAACTGGGCTTTGGTTGTTGTTCCCGTCCTTGAACCTCACCGGGAAGAGCTGCTGGGATATGGCCTGCCTCTCGCGGTGATGGCCTCGGCGGTGTTGACGGCGGCTTGGTATGCGTTCTGGCGGTGGTTGCAGCCGCGCCTGCCGGATTGGCTGGCCCGTGTGGTGCTTGGTTCGTCGAAGACTCCTGAGTATGGGCGGCATGAGGCGGGAGCACCCGTCACGGGCAGCATCACGATCGAGAACGCGGGCGGCAACGTTTACGACTCCCGCGAACGCCCCGGAAAATAACCCACCCACCCGCCGTCACTGATCGGAGTATGACCCCATGACACGCACTGTCACTGTTGGTGACGACCTCACCCTCCCCGCACCCGTCAAAGTCGCAGACGGCAACCTGCCCGCACGACTCCAAGACGCGGCACTTAATGCCACTTATGGCATCCCGAAACTGGACAAAGCCGAGGCTTCGACTACGTATTTGAAGGTTTCAGAAGCACCTCTAACTCCGGAGCGGTTCGGGGCGCAGGGCAACGGTTCGGCAAATGACACAGCTGCGCTGAATGACATGTTTGCCGCGTTGGTCCCCGGAGGGTCAATCCAGTTCCTGCCGAATCGTCGCTACATCACCGCCGGCGGGCACACCATTACGACACCGTCCGTTCTGATTCAGGGCGCATCCGGTCGAGCGCAGACCTACAATTCCTCTGGACAGCTATATCTGCGCAACGGCGCCAACGTCGACATGCTGACGATCGCAGCCAATCAGGTTACGATCCGTGATCTTACGCTCTATGGAAACTACAACAACCAGACGGCCCCCAGCCGTGGGCTAGTGTTCCCGAGCACCAGCGCGGCAAACTATCTGTTATTGGATGCCGTCTGGGTGGATTCCTTCAACGGCGACAATTATTCCTTCGACTCGTCCGGGGGTACGCTCTCCGGCACCATCAAGAATTGTGAGTCTCGGTTCGCCAAAGGGTACGGCATGCGCTTCTTCGGAGGAGCGACAGATATGCAGGTACTTGCCGGTTATATCGACCAAAACGATCTCTCCGGTGTCATGTGTTCCTCCGGAGATCTGTCACTCGACGGCGTCCACATCTGGGGGAACGGACGCGGCGCTTCAGGCGACCGGGACGGTATCACCTTTCAATCGTCAAACGGCAACCGCGTCAACAACTGCTACATAGAGCAGAACAAAGAGGGCGCAGGAATCCGCTTCAAATCTGGAGTCAATAAGGGGCACATAGTCTCAGGCTGCGACATCTGGGAGAACGGGTTCAATGGCATCTACGCATTCGGCGCTTCACAACTTGCCATTACGGGCGGTAACCAAATCCGACAGAACAACTGGAAAGGTGGAAGCGGCCAGGCGGGCGCTGGCATCGTCCTGGACTCGTGCACGGCAGTGAACACCAGCGGAAACATCATGCATAGCACGGGCCTTAACCGACAAACGTATGGCTACTTCGAGGTGGGTACGGCAAACGCCGGATGTCTCTTCGCCAATAACGTCTCGCGAGCCGCCGATCACACCACCGGCAACTGGGTGATCGCAGCGGGGACAGCCTCCCCAACAACGGTAGGCGTAAACGTTGGGTAAGAGCCCCTGTAATGTTGAAAGGCGCCCCACCGTTGACTCATCGCCCATGAGACCCGACGGTGGGGCGCGCCCAATTTAACCCGCTAGGAGAGGCGTGAGTGCTTCACCTAGATGCTTATGAAGCGTTCTGGCGTAGGTCGCAGTCAAATGGTTGTTGTCTCGGTAAACAAGAATCCCCTCGATGATAGCCGGGCACTTCTCCGCGGTGCAGAACGCCTTGCTCAGGTCGATCAGGTCGATTTTGGGGTCGTTATCAGCGGCCCGGACCTCGGGCCCGTCCTTCCATAGAACCTGATCGGCCGGGAGGGCGCAGGCCGTGAGGGACTTCTCGTTCTTCGCTACACAGTCCGGGACAGCAACCTCCGGTCGCGGGGTATCCCGCAACATAATCGTCTTGATCCCGACCTTCTGCAAAGGCTTCATCGCTTCGCTGATCATCTGGGCCAGCGGCTGCTTGCTCGCCTCGAAGCTCAGAGTCCCACCCTCGATGATGCGGTAACGGCTCATCGCTGAGACAACAGCTTCCGGCGACGTAGCGAGGATCTGCTGAGTCACGTTATCCACCCACTGAGAGCAGGCCGCATACGGCTGGCCATCGTACTCGACCTCCCCAGCGACGAACGGACAAGCCCCCTTGGTATAGGTATCGACGCGGATCTTTTCCTTAGCGGCCCAGTCTTCGAAGGCCGGAACGAGCATCGCAGCGTGCGAATCTCCGACGAGCGCAATTACTCGGCTCGATCCCAGATCGCCGAAAGAGCAGACCTTCGCTTCGGTGGACTCGGCATTCAGCATGCAACCGTTCCTGTTGACGACTGGAACGTCATCCTTCGCGTTCACCGCTGTTGGGGTGATGGAAGAGAAAGTGTCCTTGATTTCAAGCGGGGCCCCATCCGCAAGAGCCTCAGCCCCAACGGGCTTTGCCTTAACGCCAGTGACTTGCTGCGGGGTGAAGGTAACGGCCGAGGGCGGCGGCGGCGGTGTTACCGACACAGCGAGGATCATCGCGGCGGCAGCAGCGGCGAGCGTCATCATGAGGCCGCTGGCGATTTTAGATCCATCAGTCTGAGCTTCAAGAATTTTTGTCTGAAGCGGCTTCTCCACGTACTTCAGGCTGAGCCACGCGGGAACGATCGACATTGCAACGATGACAAGCCCAGTGGTTTCAGTTAGGCCCCCAAGAACCACCCCGCCAATGACAACAAGCGGCCAATGCCACAGGTACAGCGAGTACGACAGCTCACCTATCTTGACCATGGGCCATGTGCCCAAGGCGAGGATTGGGCCGGCGTTCCCGGCGGTTGGACCGGACCATATGATTAGGGCCGCGCCAAGGACGGGGAGTAGTGCTGTGTAGCTCGGGAACGGCAACGCAGTCGTGTATGTGGCGGCAGCGTAAATGATCGCAGCGAGGCCAAGCCAGCCAATGACAGCAGACACAGCCTTAGGAGCCTTGAAGCCCCGGCCCGCAGCGATGGCGAACGCCGCCCCGATTGCAAGTTCCCAGATGCGGGTGGCAGTGGTGAAGTATGCGCCCCCCGGGTTTGTGGCTGTGTAGTACACCGACCAGGCAAGTGACGGGACAGCGACAAGTGCCACCGTGATCAGGAGGCCCTTCTGCAAGCGGAAGCCCCATTTCAGGGCAAGCCATGTGACGAAAGCCAGAAGCGCGGGCCAGAAGATGTAGAACTGTTCCTCAACGGCGAGGGACCAGAAGTGTTGGAAGGGGCTGGGCTCTTGGTCCCGGGCGAGATAGTCCACGGAACTAGCGGCAAAAAGCCAGTTCACGTAGTAGAGGGAGCTGCCTATGCCATCCAACCCGGTCTGCACCCACCGCGTAGCGGGCATCAGCCAATAGGTAAGGCCGAGCGTCGCCAGGATCGCTACGGTGGCGGCGGGCAGGATTCGGGCTATGCGACGAATGTAGAAGTTCTTGATCGACATAGAACCATCGCGGCGGAGTTCACGAACAATGCCGCCGGTGATGAGGAACCCTGAGATTACGAAGAAGACATCCACGCCCACGAACCCGCCAGGCAGCCAGCTAACGCCAGCATGGTAGAGCAGTACGACACCAACTGCGATAGCTCGCAAGCCCTGGATGTCTAGACGTAGGTGCTTTGAACCTGATTTGCTTTGCTCGCGGTTGCGCACAGCTGTTTTTGGCATGGAATCCCCCAGAGAAAAACACGACGGTGATCAAAGTGTATGGCTTAGGGCCTAGACTCACTGAATCCGTCACTGCTCGACAGAATAAATCCGCTTTTGTTTAGTGACGATGATCGGCCCATCCTGCACCCGCCCACGCGCCAGAAAACTAACCGGCCCGCCAAAGCAACCCCCACCCTTCACCGGGTGGGGGTCCTTTCGGCGTTCTAGTACTGGTCGGTGCGGATGGTGATGGCTCGGCAGTTTTCGGGGACCAGTGCGTGGGCCTTGGTCAGCGCGTCCGTGTAGTCCGTCCCGGTGGCGGTCACGGTGCCTTGCCCGCCAGCGCTGTCCACGATCGTCAGGGTTACTTCCATAGTGCCAAGTTTAGCGAGCCGCGCCTCTTCACTTATGCGGCTGCCGGGCATACTATTCCGGCCATGAGCGACACCGATCCTAGGCTCTCCGATCAGGTCGCTGCACGCCTCAGAGCAGCGCTGGCAGTGATGGGAATGAGTAAATCCGAGGCCGCACGGCAGCTCGGGACGAGCCAAGCGAACTTCAGCCGACAGACGTGGAACGGGGTTCCGTTAACTGTGGATGATTTGGAGGATATTGAGAAGCGGTTGGGAATCCCAACGAAATACCTGCTCGGCATGACGGATGACCTGCCCGGCGTGAAGCGACGCCGCTGA